TTGATGACGTCGTCTGCGTCAACAGTTGTGATCGCAACACCGGCACCGATATCGGTGACGGTCGAAAGCAAGCCGCTCAACGCAATGCCTTGCGGATCTGTCGCGCCGTCGCCGATTGTGAACTGCTCCTCGTGCTTCAGGCTCATCGACATCGCACACTTGCGCGCGACGTACTCCATGCCTGAGCCGATGCCACCGCTTCCGATGGAATCCTCGATAAACTCCTGGGACATCTTGACCGGCGTGACGTATTTCGTAAACGCGACGCTGATCTGCGTGCCGAACGTCGGGTACGACAGCGTAGCGGAGGTGCCGGTGCCTGGATCCGCAGCGGATTCTGCGACCTTGGTGGTCGTTGGCAAAGCAGACTCAACCGAGATCGTGCGCTTGCTGTCGATCGTGTTGACGACAGCGATCTGGCGCAGCACGTTGCTCTGATACATCTTCTCGACGATGCGACGCTCCAGATCAGTCGGCACCGCAGCACCGGCTGAATCGTTTGCAAGCGCAGTAACCGCGCGGAAGCTCTGCATGTCGCCACGCGCGAGCGCGTGCATGTAGCGCTCGGCGTACTCGTCGCTGCCGAGGCCGGTGATCTTCTTGTTCGATCGTTCGAACTGTGGGGTTGATTCAAGCTTCGACAAGCGCGAAGCAAGCGCAGCGTTCTGCGCGAGCAGTTCGGTTGCGCTCATGTCCGCATCCATGCGCGCGAACTTTTCCTTTTCTTCGCCACTGCCGCGCGTGTCCACGGTTTGAGGTGCGAGGCCAGTGCGCGCTTGATACGCAGTGAGCGCAGCGCGGTAGTTGTGGTTGATTGATGACAGTTCGTCGATGTGGTCAGACATTGCGGATCCTTTGAAGGTGAAGTTCGAGCCGCGCAGCGACGGCATCAGTAATGCCTGCGTCAACATGACGAAGGCTCGAGGTTGTTTGCGGGTATGCAGCGTCGACAACAACGCTGATCTCGACGAGGCGCGCGGAGTTCACCGTGCGCTCAGTCTTTGCTTTGTTCCATGTGTCGGCGACGACATAAAAACCAAACGACATTTCGCCGCTCAAGTCGCCACGCTCAAGGAGCGCGCGCACGTCGTTGCCTAGCGTGGTGTCTGGCAGACTCGCTTCGTACTGCAATCCACTCGGCGAGTCGGCAAGCTCAAGCGTGCCGCTCTTCGTGCGCGCTAATGGCATCGAAGCGTTGTGGTTGTAATACAGTTTGATGTCGGTATCGAGTGACGCGCCGAATGCACCGGGCGCGATGCGCTCGGTGAATGTTCGGCCTTGCTCGGTGATCGGTCGCGATGGCTGGCCATACACCGCAGCGACTCCGCGCAGCGTGCGGCCTTCGACTTTTGAGACGCCATTGAAATCACGGCGGGAAATCATTTGAACTCCCTGATGATGTGTCATCACCGATGTTTGACTTGCCGCCGCCGGTGCCCATGTTGAGCGCCACGATGATTTCATCGAGGCCTTCCAACGGTTCGAGATCGAGTCGATCGCGCGCTTCATTTCGCGTGATGATTCCCGCTTCGACTCCAGTGCGAAGCGCAGCCATGTGCTCGGCGACGCCTGGACGAATCAGCGCATCGACATCCCAGTACATCGTGTCGAATGGTGTCGCGAGTTTCAGCAACACTTCGCTACGCCAAGCCTCAAGCCACATCGACAGGCACGAGTCGACGTACATTCGGCTGAGCCATTCCATCGACCCATACGCTGAGCCAGTGCTCTCGGCGAGGTAGGACAGTGGCACGCCGTATATGCGCGAGACATCGCTCACGCTGAACGATCGAGCAGCTGCGAGGCCAGTGTCATCGAGCGTGCTGGAAATGCGCTCGATGCGCATGCCCTCAGCAAGCACGAGCGGGACGCCGGTGTTGGAAGTGCCGCTGTGCTTCGCGGCGTAGTCAGCCATGATGCGCTGTCGCGCTTCGAGGCTCAGCGCGTTCGGATGCACGAGCGCGATCTTTGGGTTGCCTGCGTTTGCGTAAGCGTTGAGCGCCATTGACTCTTGCGCAGCCATCAGGCTCATTGCGGTAGAGCAGAGACGGATCGGCGAATCGCCCCACAGGCCACTGGTGCCTGGAGCGCGGATGTGCAGCATCGACTCAATCGGAACGTCGCCGTAGCTCGAGGTCTTGTAGTACGGGATCGAGCGCACATCAAGCGTGACCTCGTCATTCTCGAGCGGGATCAATTCGAGAAGTTCGCCGCCGAGTGAACGATTGATGACCGCGAATGCGTTGCCGTAGATGAGCGCCTTGAGCGTCATCGATCGACGGAACTCGTATGCGCTCATCGAGTGAGACGGCGCGCGCCAGAGCGAGTCGGCGCCCGAGGCGCTGATCTCCGTGTCGAGGCGCGCGATGTCCGATGCGATCAGAGTGACGGCGCGGTAGACCGGAGTGAACCGCAGCGACTGCATCGGTGAGAGAATAGGAATAGAGCCACCGCCGTAAGACGGTAGGTAAGTCGCGCTATAAGGTGCGACGAAGAGCCTGCTGAGCAGTTTCCTAAGCACGCGCGGATGTTAGTTGTTGTCAAGTATCTAAGTCTGCGCGTAACTTAACTTTCCTCATAGCACGACGCCTGCTTACCACCCCACAGATTCACAGCCATGACGGCTGCGACCAGTGGGTCGATCACCTTAGTCGTGACCGCTTTGTCCATCACGATGTTTCCATTTCGATCGCGTCGCACGATCGCGTTACGGCACGCCTGCTTAAATATGGGGTCATCGTTCACCGAGATCTTGTTGCCCAGCCACAGGTTTTGCCACAGCATGCAGCCCGGGGAGAGCGCCACGCCTTGACGCATCGCGGTCATCGCCACACCCTTCGCCTCTAACTCCTCGACGAGGTACTTAGATCCCCACGGATCGAACGCCACGCCCCGCACATTGAAGCGCTTCGCAAGTTCAAGGATGCGTAGCGCGACCTGCCCGTAGTCAATGTCGGCGCCGGGGGTGAGCGTGAGCCTCCCCTCGTGAGCCCATTGCCGGACAGGCATTCGGTAGTCGAGCTCGCGCTGCGCGACGTTCGCGCTCGGCCACCAGTAATGTCCCTCGATCGCAACGCGCCCATCCTCGAGCGGGATCGCGACGACGACCGCAGTAAGGTCGAAAGACTTGCTCAGATCAAGTCCAATCCATGCGTCGGCGCCCTCGAGTTTGGTGGTGTCCACCACGGTCGTCGGGTACCGAAGCATATCGAGCCACGAGTCGCCCTCTTGACTGGTGCGCGCGGCGTGGTATCGGGAGAACTCCCCACGCCCCATCGGGCTCGTCTTCATGGTGTTCCAGCTGCGCTTCAACGACTTCAGCGTCGGCTGTCCGTGAGCCATGCCGGGATTTGCCTTGATCCACAAGTCGGAGTCGTCGAGCTGGTCGGCTGCATCGATGCCGTAGATGATCGGAGCGAAGTCGTCGTCGTCCTCTTCGCCGCTCAGAACGCGCTCACCCTTGCGGAGATACTCGCCGTAAATGCTGTCGTCGTTGGCTCCAGGCGTCGAGATCAGGATGCCCAACGACTCCGCGCGCTTCGCGCCAGTGGTCGTCAGCTTCGTCAGCCACCGCCCCGAGTACTCGGCAGCCTCGTCACCGATCCACAGCGACGGGTTGAGGCCGTCCAAACTGGAGGCTTTCGCCGGCCGCGCCTGCATTTCGCTGTCGGTTTCGGCAAGGCCGATGATGCCGTAGGCCATCTTTACGCGCGGATCCTCGATCGCTTTCACCATTGACCACGCCGTATCCAGACAGATCTCGGCCTGTCGCTCGCTGTTCGCGAGCACGTCGACGCGCTGCCCACGACCACTGAGCAGGTCGTAGATCGCTAGGCCGGCCATCAATGTGGTCTTTCCGTTGCCGCGAGCCACTTGAAGCAGACCCATCTTCGTTCGTCGCAAGCCGTCGTCTGCGAATCGCCACCCCCAGAATTGGCTGAGCGCCCACAGTTGCCACGGGTGCAGCTCGAACGCCTTGCCCGAATCGGCGCCCACAAGGTTGAGCCTCTGATAGTGGGCGGCGAGTTTGTCCATCGCCGGCCAGTCCATCACGAGATCGGATCGAGCCAGATCTTTCGCGTAGCGATTCGCCGCCGCGTAGATCCATTTGCCAGAAACGATGGTACCACCAAGCACGGATTCGTTGTAGCCGGTGCAAATCTGCTCAGCGCTGCTCATAATGGTCGTTTTTTTGACAAGT